TCTTGGGGTGAGTCTCCTAATCAAGTTATTACTTTAGTTGGAAGAGATGCAACAGCGAGTGTGGGATCAATATCACCAGCAGATGTAATTGGTGTATAAGGACAAGAATCAACTACCACTCTAGGAACTACAACTTTACAAATTGATTCAACACCAGATATCACAGGTCAAGCAGCTACAGCAAATTTAGGCACACTAGGTTTAGAGTTTGGTCCAGCATCAATATCTGGAGTATCGTCTACGTTTAATGTAGGAACATTAGGGCTAGAATTTGGTCCAGCAACAATTACTGGTGTTTCATCAACAGCTAGTGTAGGTGAGTTAACAATTGATGATGCACAAATAATTAATATAACAGGTGTTGCATCTACATCTGCAGTAGGATCTATAGTTCCTGAAATAGGTGTTCCTTTAACAGGGATAGCTGCAACATCTTCAACTGGATCTATAACTCCATCAGATGTAATAGGTCTAACGGGATTACAAGCTACTTTTGTAGATCCTACAATTGGAATACAAGCTTATGCAAATGTTAATACAGGATCAAATGGCTCTTTTAGTAATGTTGACACTGGTTCAAATTCATCGTATAGTGGCGTCTCAACAGGTTCGAATGATACATATTCTGATGTTGCAACTGGATCAAATACAAGTTATAGTGACGCTGCATAGGAGATAAAAATTTATGGCATCTACATACACACCTTTAGGAGTTGAACTTCAAGCGACTGGTGAAAACGCCGGTACATGGGGAACAAAAACTAATACAAATTTACAACTTATAGAACAAATAGTTGGTGGATTTACACAACAAGCTGTATCAGATTCTGGAGATACAGATCTTAGCGTTAGTGATGGGTCAACAGGTGCAACTCTCGCACACAGAGTAATAGAATTTACAGGATCATTAACAGGATCAAGAAATGTTACAATACCAAAAGATGTACAAACTTTTTATGTATTAAAAAATTCAACAAGTGGATCACAAAACGTAGTATTTAAATATGTATCAGGATCAGGAAATAGTGTAACTCTTGCTCCAGGTGCAGTTAAAATGGTTTATGCTACAGCGAATGATGGCACTAATCCAGATATTGATGACACAGGATTTATAACTGCATCATCTACAGATACTTTAACAAACAAAACTTTAACAGCTCCAAAAATTGCAGATGCAGGTTTTATCGCAGATGCAAATGGAAATGAACAAATTATATTTCAAACAACAAGTTCAGCAGTAAATGAGTTAGAAGTAACCAACGCTGCAACAGGAAATCCACCAATCTTAGGAGCTAGTGGAGAAACTAATGTCGATGTTCACATTAAACCTAAAGGCACAGGAGAAGTTAGAATTGGTACAGGTGCTGCCGCAGCCACACTTACGTCAAGCGGTGCTCACGACCTTGTTTTAGATACTAATTCTGGAACTAATTCAGGAACAATTACTATAACAGATGGATCAAATGGTGATATAGATATAACTCCAAATGGAAATGGGGATGTTGTTCTTGCTGCTGATACAGTAAAAGTTGGGGACTCTGGAGCGGCAGCTACTTTAACTTCAAATGGAGCTGGTACTCTTACAATTACAACTGGCGGAACTGAAAATTTAATTTTAAACACTAACAGTGGAACTAATTCAGGATCTATCACTATAACTGATGCAGCTAATCAAGATATTTTACTTACACCAAATGGATATGGTAGAGCGACTTTTGATGGTCAAGGAAAAATCCAATCTGTTGCAGAAAAAATTACAGTTGAAGCTACTGCAGCAACTGGTACAAAAAATTATGATGTACTAACACAAGCTGTTTTATATTACACTTCTGATGCTTCAGGAGATTGGACTTTAAATATTAGAGGAGACGGCTCTACATCTTTGAATTCAATCATGGATACAGGTGAGTCTATTACAGTTGCTCATTTAGTAACTATTGGTAGTTCAGAATATAGAAATAGTGCTTTACAAGTCGATGGGTCATCTGTTACTCCTAAATACGCAGGTGGGTCGGCACCTTCAGAAGGAAACACTAACTCAATTGATTCTTATGTTTACACTATTATAAAAACAGGAGATGCTACATTTACAGCGTTAGCGTCTTTAACACAGTTTGCATAATAGGAGGAATAAAAAATGCCTTTAATAGGAACATTCGCAGCTGCCTCTGCAGGAGGATTTGGTAGAAGAACAGGAAAAGCAGATTTATTTATTGTTGCTTCAGGAGGAAATGCTACTCTTACAGATGGAGATTATAAAATTCACGTTTTTACAGGTCCAGGAACTTTTACAGTTAACCAAGCAGGAACTGGTCCCGCAGATAACACAGACGTAGATTATTTTGTTCAAGCCGGTGGCGGCGGAGGAGGAGATGAGTACGGTGGAGGAGGAGGTGCCGGAGGAACTCGTGCATCTGATTATCATTATTCAGGACCACCAGCAGCATCTAATTCAGGCATAACAGTTACAGCTCAAGGTTATCCAATTTCAGTTGGAGGTGGTGGACCTGCAGGAACAAGTCAAGCAGGAGGACAAGGAAGTTCTTCATCATTTTCTAATATTACTTCAGCAGGAGGTGGCGGAGGCGGTAATCGTAATGCCGGTTCAGCAAGTGCTGGAGGATCTGGCGGAGGAGGAGTTATGAACCATGGTGGTCAAAGTCCATCAGGTGCTAATGGTAATACTCCACCAACAAGTCCATCACAAGGAAATCCTGGTGGAAATGCTTCATCTTCTACACCTGGTTTAGGTGGAGGAGGAGGTGGATCAGTAGCTTCACCTGGACCTAATGGATCACCTAATATTGGAGGGCCAGGAGCTAATGGAGCACCTTGGGCTTTTTTAGGATCTGCACCTAATGCGCCTAGTTATGGAACTCCAGGACCAGCACCAGGAAGATTCTTTGGCGGCGGCGGAGGCGGCGGCGGTGAAGTATTTGTCGGTACGTCTTCAGGAGGAGCTGGCGGCGGAGGAGCTTCTGGAAAACCAGCAGGTGTTTCTGGAACAGGAAACACTGGCGGCGGCGGAGGCGGCGGTAACGTCGGCGGAAGCGGTAATGGAGGCGGCGGAAGCGGCGGCTCTGGAATAGTAATGATAAGGTATAAATTTCAATAATGGCACACTTTGCAAAAATAAATGACGATAACGATGTATTAACAGTATTAACTGTGGATAATGTTAATGCTAATACAGAAGCTGAAGGTCAAGCTTATCTAGAAACACATAATAATTGGCCTGCAAATAAATGGATTCAATGTTCATATAATACTAGAGGTAATGTTCACTTATTAGGTGGTACACCATTTAGAGCAAATTATCCTGGTATTGGTTGGAAATGGGATCCGACAAATTCTATTTTTCATAGACCACAACCTTATGCAAGTTGGACTTTAAATACTACTACAGGATTATGGGAAGCACCTGTTGCTATGCCTAATACGACAACTACACATTCTGATGGAAATACCGTTGATGATCAATATGAATGGGATGAAACTAATCAAGAATGGGTTAAAAATACAGTTACATACTAGATTGACTATATAATAAGTTATTATATATTGTTAAAAAATTATGCGTAAGAAAGTATTAAGTGAAATAGATATATATTTTGGAATAGTAAATATGCCAAAATATTTTGAAATTAACAGAGAAGAATTAAAATCAAACTTATTATCTTCTGTACTTAAAGATAAATATTTTTCTAATTCATCTGTTATAAGCAATCCTTTTGATTATGAAATGTTAAATGGTAAAGCATTTACTATGTTGAATACATATTTAATGGAAAATTTTAGATTAAAACATGAATTAAATATTATTAATAGTTTTAATTTTGGAAGTATGTTTGATGAAAAAGAAAGCTCTATTACTAAAAATCTTGTTAATGAACATGATTTATCCTCTTCACCTGATTATACTTGTATTTATGGAATTGAATTAGAAAAAAAATCTCAACAATTAATAATTGAATATCCTAATAAAAGATTAAAAGAAAATTTTTTTTCGATAGAATTAAAAAACAATGAATACATTATTTTTCCTTCTACATTAAAATATTTTTTTACTCGAAATACTTCTAATCAAACAAATACTTTTCTAACTATTGCATATAACATAGTTTAATGAGTGATAATTTTAATTATTGTTGGGTGTTTAAAAAGGGTTTACCAGAAAGAATATGTGATGAAATAATTCAATATGGAAAAGAAAATAATAATCAAGAAAGAACTGCCATTACTGGAGAATTTGGACAAGATAGAGATATTAATAAAAATCCTTTAACTAAAAAAGAAATAAAAAAATTACATAAATTAAGGAAGTCTAATGTATTGTGGATGAATGATCCATGGATTTACAAAGAAATACATCCCTTTATAGAAAATGCTAACATAGAAGCAGGATGGAATTATCAATACGATTGGTCCGAAAGTTGTCAGTTTACTAAATATGAAAAAGGCGACTATTATGATTGGCATTGTGATTCTTGGAAAGCGCCTTATAAATCTGGAAATTTTCAAAAGGGAAAAATTAGAAAGTTGTCTGTTACGGTATGTCTGTCTGATTCAACTTCTTTTAAAGGTGGTGATCTTCAATTTGATTATAGAGATCAACATCCTAAAGAACCTAAACCAATACATACAGTTACAAATGTAATTAAAGGTTCAATAATTGTTTTTCCTTCTTGGGTATGGCATAGAGTAACGCCCGTTACAAAAGGAGTTAGATATAGTCTAGTGATTTGGAGTTGTGGGTGGCCATTCAAGTAATAGATAATTTTTTAAACAAAAATGAATTTAACAAAATTCAATCGTGTATGACCAGTAATTATTTTCCTTGGTTTTATTGTGATCATGTATCTAATAAAGATGAAAAAGATAAATTTTATTTTACACATAATTTTTATCAAGATTCAAAACCACAAAGTTCTTTTTTTACTATGTTAGATAACCTATTAAATAAATTAGAAATAAAAAGTTTAATAAGAGTAAAAGGAAATTTACATATAAAATCAGATAAAATAAAATATAATAATTTTCATACAGATCTTTCATTTACACACAAAGGTTGTATTTTTTATATAAACGATAATAATGGCTTTACATATTTTAAAGAATCAGATAAAAAAGTAAAACCGAAAGCAAACAGAATAGTTTTATTTGACCCAAGTATTGAACATAAAAGTTCAAGATGTAGCGATAGTAAAATTAGAGTTAATATAAATATAAATTATTTTTAATGAGTTTTAAAAAAAATAAATACAAAGTAGTTAAAAAAGCAATACCAAAAGTATTAGCTCATTTTGTAGCAGATTATTTTTGTATTAAAAAAGAAGTAAATTTAACTATGCTTAAATTTAAATACATAAGTCCTTTTCAAACAGATCATGGATCGTGGAAAGATTCACAAGTACCTAACACTTATTCGCATTATTCAGATGTTGCTATGGAAACTTTATTACTAGGTTTACTTCCTAAAATGGAAAAAGAATCTGGTATGAAATTAGTGCCTACCTACTCCTATGCAAGAGTATATAAAAAAGGAGATATTCTTGAAAGACACAAAGATAGAAAAAGTTGTGAGATTTCTACTACTATTAATTTAGGTGGAGATAAGTGGCCAATATTTTTAGAACCTTCTGGAAAAAATAATCAAAAGGGAGTTAAGGTAAATTTAAATGCAGGGGACATGTTAATGTACAAAGGGTGTGAACTAGAACATTGGAGAGAACCTTTTGAAGGTGAGATGTGTGTGCAAGTTTTTTTACACTATCATAAAAAAGGTAAGAACTCAAACGAGTTTGATGGAAGACCTCATTTAGGACTACCTAATTGGTTTAAAGGTAGAACATATGAACAAGAATAATATTAATTCACTAAAAGAAAAGTTTAAAAAATATTTAAAAAAAATTAACTATCCTAAAAAATTTGAAGGATGGCACATTAAAGGAATGTTAAAAAACCATTCTAATAATATATATAAATTTGACGTGTCTGATCTTATTAGAAAAGATGGCAACTATCATGAAAAAATAGGTAACTTTAAAAGTAAAGCAGAAAAAATGGTTTTTAGTTTTAAAAATAAATGGGTCATATTAGATATAGAGGAATTACACACTTATATAAAAGACAATAAATTAAAAGATGTTAACTTAGATGAGTTAATAAAAAATCTTGAATGGAATATTATAGTAAAAAAATGAGGATTAAAATTCATAATAATTTTTTTGAAAACGATCACTCACAACAAATTTACAATTTTGTAATTAACTCTTATTATAAAATAGGTTGGGTAGATAGTGATGAACCACAACACAGAGCTTACCCTAATATACATAGTGAATATAGTAATAAAGATTTAGATAAAATAAAAATATTAAATCCAATACTAAAAATATTAAAATTACCTAAAGAGAGTTTTTATAAATGTGTTGTTAATTTAACTAAACCTTTAGATGTAAATTTTATTCATGTTCATCCAAATAGTTTAGTTGCTTTGTATTATGCAAATTTTACTTGGAATCCTGAATGGGGAGGAGAAACTATATTTTACAATAAAGATAGAAAAACTATTGATTTGGCTAATCCTTATACTCCCAATCAATTAGTAACTTTTGATGGTAAAATACCACATACTATTAAGTCACAAAATTTAATTGGACCTTCTTATCGTTTTACAATAAGTTTATTTTTTAAAAAATGAAAGAATATAAATTACCTTATGATAGTTTTATTGGTGGCTGGTTTATAGATAAAGATATATGTGATAATATTGTTAAATATTTTAAAGATACTCCTAATAAATTTAAAACTGAAGGAAATGTATATAGTAAAAAAGGTAGAACAATAGATAAAAAAGTTAAAGATTCTTTAGATTTAACAGTATGTCCTAAACAATATTCACCTTTATTTAGTAAATATCGAGACAAGTTACAAGATTGTTTAGAAAAATATCTAATAAGATATCCTGAATCAAATGAACTAGCAAGATTTAATATTAATGATCATTATAATATACAGTATTATAAACCTAGTGGGGGTTTTAAAAAATGGCATAGTGAGAGAGGAAGTTTACTGGATGCAACAAGAGTTTTAGTTTTTATGACATTTTTAAATAATGCTACTGGTGGTGGGACTATGTTTAAATATCAAAAATTAACTATACCCGCAAAAAAAGGTTTAACTTTAATATGGCCTACAGATTTCACACACACTCACAAAGGACAAATATCTAAAACCCACGAAAAATATATCATAACTGGGTGGTATTCATTTAACGGCTAGACATCTGTTTTTATTGCTGTTAAAACAACAAAAAACCTTACAATAAAACAATTATGTTACAAAAGATAGGATTTGCACCCGGAATAAACAAACAAATCACAGAAACTGGAGCAGAGGGTCAGTGGGTTGATTGTGATAATGTTAGATTTAGATATGGCACACCTGAAAAAATAGGTGGTTGGAAACAATTAGGGGGCACAAATGATTTAACAGGAGCAGGAAGAGGTTTACATCATTTCGTTAGTTCTACCTCAATTAAATATTCTATCATTGGAACAAACAGAATACTATATGTTTATTCTGGAGGTGTGTTTTATGACATACACCCTATTAAAACTACAACAACTCTTTCTAATGCTTTTAGCACGACCAACGGATCACCAACTGTTACATTAACTTTTAGTGGTTCGCATGGTATTGATGTTGGAGATATATTATTATTAGATAATTTTTCTACAATTACAGGATCTAATTTTAGTGCGTCTGATTTTGATAATAAAAAATTTATGGTAGCGTCTGTTCCATCAGCTACCACATTAACTATTACAATGCCATCAAATGAATCAGGATCTGGTGCAACAACATCAGGTGGTATACGAGTTCAACATTATTATCCTGTAGGACCAGCAGTTCAAGCGAAAGGTTTTGGTTGGTCTCTTGGAACTTGGGGTGGAGAAGAAATTGGAGCAGCTACAACCACTTTAAATGGTGCTTTAGGTGATAACGCTTTTGGAACAGGGGGTTCAGGAACTTCTATTACAGTTGCTGATTCTTCACAGTTTCCAAGTTCAGGTACAAATTTTATTCAAGTAGGCTCAGAAGAAATATCTTACACGGGTGTTTCTGGAAATAATTTAACAGGTATTACAAGAGCAGTGAGAGGAACTACAAGAGCTGCGCATAGTGACGGAGCAACTGTAACAAATTCAACTGACTATGTTGCACGGGGTGAGGCCGCATCAGGAGACTTAGTTCTTGAACCAGGAATGCGGTCATTAGATAATCTTGGCGATAAAGCTAT